AATTTTATAAGGTTTGCAAATAAACGGGGAGTAAAGACTATTCTTCAATATAATTATGAATTGTTTGGTCATTTAGCAAACCCAGAACTACCGTTGCCAACTGTTCTACTATCCCCCAGTTTATGGCAAATTGAAACAATTCAAAGCATGTTTGGAGATAGAACAAAGGTTGTTCATCTTCCACCCCCAACTACTCCTGAGTTATTCTCAACTTCAAAAAATAATAACATTTCTAAATCACACAATAAACTATTACACATTGCTGGAAAGAAGGCAGCCAAAGATAGAAACGGTACCGAAACAGTAATAAACATGCTAAAGCACTCTAAAGCAGATTATGAATTAGTTATCAGAAGTCAAAGTGAAATAGTAACTAATGTAACAGACTCAAGACTAAAGATTGAAATTGGTAATCCAGAAAACAGGGAAGATTTATATAATGGGTTTGATGCTATGGTATTACCAAGACGATATGCAGGACTATGTTTACCAATGAATGAGGCTTTGCTTTCTGGTCTTCCCGTTTTTATGACAAATGTTTCACCCAATAATCAGATCTTGCCACAAGATTGGTTAGTTGAATCAGATCCGATAGGAACAATTAGAACAAAGGTTAGGATTAATTTGTTTGAGGCAAACAATGTTTTGTTAGCGCAAACAATTGACAAGTATATGTCTATCAATGATAAAACTAACTATAAACAACAGGCTTATGAATTAGGATTTAATAACTTTGCACCAGGAATATTAAAAGAAAAATATTCAGAACTTATTTCTCAAATTTAGTTTTTTTATCAAACTTAACCTTAAGTATTTTATTAAATATACTATTAAATGAACTATCTGCACTAGACAAATAAGTGTGATCATCTATGTTTAAATTATAAGACTTAAGAACTAATGGTCCAGAATTATAGACCTTAACGTCCTCCATCTGTGTGCCACCCACATTAAACTTATTTCCATATATGGATCTCCATAAAAATTGATCTAAAAGTTCTAATACTATCTTTAATTTTTCTTTTTCCATAATCATGGGAACGTGGAGTTCATAGTCTAAAGGATTTTCAAATCCTAATGCTTTAAGTTTTTTATATGTGCCTGAGAGTTTTCTGGTGTACTGAGAGTTACCATTGAGTTTTTGGTATAGGTTTATCTTATCTAACAGAAAGCCACTATGAAAATTTTCTATCTTGTTTATTTTTTTAATAATATAAAAGTCATCATTCATTAAAATAAATGATTCTGATATTTCTTTTGAAAAACAAATTGTTTGTAAATTTTTTACAGCATTTTTATACTTTGATTCTTTTTGTTCTACTTCTATATAATTTCCTATATACCAATCAGGTTTACCACCAACAAGCCATATGTTTGCATCTGGAAAACTTTCAGCGACAGATCTAATTGAATACTTTAGTTCTTCATTTACTCCGTCTTTACATATATATACAAAATCTTTTTTATTCCCAAATTGCATATTTATAATTTCTACAAAATCTATTTGTATCTGTTTCAAAAAACTTTATCATTAAATACTTCTTTCTTTAAACCATTGATCTAAAGTTATACTTGGTTCCCAATCAAAGACTTCTTTTACTTTTTTAATATTTGCAAGTGTTTCTCTTGCTTCTCCAAGTCTTTCTGGAATATTAATAGTATTATCTGATATAAAAGATGCAATTTGATTCACAGAATAATTTGTTCCAGTTCCAACATTAAAAACATTGCCAAAGTATTTACGATCAATATCTTTTGTTGTTGCAAGTATGTTTATATCTACAACATCTTTAACATTTGTAAAGTCTCTTCTTTGTTCTCCATCGCCAACAATTGTTAATTTTTCACCATTTAATTTTTGAACATCAAACAGTCCAATCACTGGTGCATATATACCTTTTGTCGGATGCCTATTTCCATATACATTAAAATATCTAAATATTATTGTATCTAATCCAAAAATGTTTGTATACATTGAACATAATTTTTCTCCAGCAACTTTGGAAATTGAATATGGGTTTAAACAATCGTCTGGCTGTGTTTCTTCATTTGGTATTTTATTTCTTCCATATGCGGAAGATGTTGAAGAATATACGACTCTTTTAACATTTGCTTCTTTTGAACATTGAAGTACTGTTGTAGTCCCAACTACATTTGTTTTTACAGATCTTATTGGATTTTTTATTGTTCTCTGTATTCTTGCTTCTGCTGCAACATGAAATACATAGTCAACTCCATTGTAAAGATTTCTTGTGCTTTCATAATCACATATGTCTAATTTATAGTTTTTTGCATTTTCATTCCAAAAAAAATGATCATGAGACTCAGAAGACTCATTGTCAATAACAACAACTTCATGACCAAGTTTAACCAAAGAATCAACTATGTTTGATCCGATAAATCCAGCACCGCCAGTTACTAAGTATTTCATTTTATTGCCTCATCAATAGAAAAAAATGGTTTATAAAAATCTTTGTTTTCTTTCATTTGACTAATTTTATTCATATAATTATCAAAGTGTGGTTTTCTAATATCCATTCCCATCCTTACTATCATATTTTTATCTGTTATTTGAGAATAATACAGTAATTCTTTTAAAGTTAAAATTTTATATTTTTTATTTATTTCAATATATTTTAAAATTCTATTCCAAAGTTCTGTGTCAGAACTACACATATAGTTATCATAATATCCAAATATTTCAAATGATTTTTTAGAAAAAAAGGCATGAGCATGATTTGGCATTGTCTTCCCAACTTTTGCAAACCATTCTGGTGGAGTTCCACCAATCCTTAAATCAAAATCTTGAACGGCTAAAACATTTTCATCATCAAAAAGTTTAATTATTTTTTCAAATCTTGTTGAGTCTGAAAAATCATCTGCATCATGCGTTGTATAAACATCAAAATGTTCCTCTTCTAATAATTTTATTCCAATATTTTTACTATAAAAACAACCACCATTTTTTTGATTATTTATTAATTCAATGTTATTGTTTTTTAAATATGGTTCAATTTTTTTTAAAGAGTTATCAGTAGAGAAGTCATTAACAATACATAATTTAAAATTTTTAAATGTTTGGTTAATTACACTATTAATTGCTCTTTCAATATACTTTTCATCATTATGCACTGGCATAACAACTAATAATTTTTTCATAATAACTCCTTAATTAAAAAATGGGCCTAGAATAAAACCAGACCCATTTTCTATAATTAAACTACTTTTTCTTAGCAGCCTTCTTCTTTGGTGCACTTTTAACAGGCACAATCTTGCCAAGAGCATCTGAAATCATACCAGTATCTGGTAGTACGCCAAACGCCTTATCATTAGGATTGAGCGCTCTCAATGCAACGGGCGCTAAAGCAGCAACTAGTGCAGCCCATAGATCCTTTGGATCAGTTACGCCAGCCATGTAAAGTGCAATTACTGCACCAAGAACAGATCGTCCGTATGATGCTATCATTGCCTTTGTCTTATCGTTTAATAAGTTATTCATTATTCCTCCTAGGATATAATTTGTGTTAGTGTTTTATAGCCAATCCATAAACCAATAATTCCTGCGACTCCCGCAAAAACTGGTGGTGCTGGTACTGGCAATTTGAATGCTGCGAACACGACACCGCATCCAAAACCTGTGATAATTGATAACAGAACGTCTCTCATGTTACCTTTTTTCTTGACCCATCTCTGGTAAAAGCGCTAAAAGTTTATCAGAATAGTTATCTAAACCTTTTACTTTTAGTTCATCTGAAACCTCTTTAATGGTTTGCTGAGACCTTTCAATATACTCAAAGGCCCAATCTCTTGAGTCAGATAGAAACTTTATAAAGTTTTCTTTATGTATTGTGTCGTCAGACATACTAATGCCGTTGTTAATTTGAGAGTTTAATTCTTCAAGTGCCCTGGTTTTTATAAAAAGTTCAGCCAACAATAGGTTAGACTTTTTTAGTTTATCAAAGGTAGCCCAATAGGATAGTCCAAAAGAAAAAGACAGGGTAGCAAAAAATATCAAAAGCATCATTTCCATAATATCTATTGTACTCCATCCCTAATAGCGTGAGTTGTCCAATAGTATAAGCACTTATCGCAACATGGTTTGTTGTCTTCACTCTGAGTATCTTTATAAAATTCTGCATAATAAATATAATCTT